CAAACCCATCTAGGATTCATCACAGACAATGGGAAGAAGACGAATCTAAAATGTATGTAAGCTATACACCTGTGCCTAGAGAGTTAGGCATCGTGCGTTCCGACAATACCTTTGAGTTTACTGCGCCTTACTATGGGCAAGGAGACAATCAGATCATGAGTATGTGGAGTCGTGGTTACTTTTCTAGGAGTTCACGACATGGTGGAATGGTATATGGCGAAAGAGGTAGTCTTTTTCATCCGATCTTTAAAGGTATGCGATTAAACTGCAACACCATGATGCCAGCCGAAGGTAGCGAATACAAAGTTGTTGGCAAGCGAGTAAGTCGTAAAGATGCTAAAGAGTTTCTTAGCGGATACGATGACTTCTACAAGGTCAATGAGGTTATGTTCAAAGCGATGGACTATAAAAGCTTTATGGATACTGTTGTCGATGTTGCTAGTCAGAATAATATTGACTTTGAGAACTGGGGCATAGAACGAAACGCTATGGATAAGTTGCATAACTTCTTTGAAGCTAACAAGGTTAATGCTCCATTAGATGCGTGTTGTGCGTTCGTTCTTGCTGATGACATTCAGCAGATATATCGTCGTGTGCGTTTTCATATTGGTAAGGGTAACTATGGTGTAAGTGATGACATTGAATTGCAGAATCTATTTGACAATGTCAAGCGTAGACTTAACAAAGAGTTGTATCGTAGGAATCCACAATGTATGAAACTAACAGAGCATGTGCCTAACCAATACTATCCGCCAAGCGAATGGGGTGTGGAAATTACTGTTAATGGTAACGAAGTTGAACAATACTAAGGAGAAGTAAATGAAGATAACTAAAAACCAAATAGAACAATGGATAGGTAGCGATAACTTAGGAGTAGATGATTTTCTTGATCTACTTACCGAACTAATTAACGGCACATATCCTATTGAAATGTTTAAGGATGATGTATTGGACTATATAAAACAAGGAGAAGAAGAATGAGCTATATCGTAGACGGTTTTAAGACCGAAGAACTGGCTTCAAAAATAGATGCGTCACCATGTAAGAAACTAATACAAGAACTGAACTTCAAGTATGGACTAAAAGTGATTGACTCTAAACCAATGCAAAACTGGGGTGCGGATAATATGGAGTTTTATTTAACCGAATCGACTGGCGCTTTTATTGCTGGTCGTGTGTGGACATACAAGGAAGATGGAAACATTATTTATAACTTTCGCACACCATTCTACCGAAAGGACAGAGGGTCGGACAATGCAGATAGAGAAACAATCCATAGCAAGAAACTTTCTACATTGATGGCTACATTAAAACGGCAAGATGTTGTTCCATCATTGGGTGGAATGTTAAAGAGTCGGCATCAAGATTCTTTTGAGAACGCAGTCAACAGTCTAGAATCTCATCATGGTAATACTTATAAGCGTGTCGAGTTAGAACCCGATGAACTTCATGCGTTGTTGCGTAAAGCCATCATAGGTGTAAATACTAGTAACCTAGATATAAATAAATGTAAAGAACTTCTTGACAAATACGATAAGATAGATAGAATCAAAGATGAAAGAGCTAAGGATGTTGAAAGATTTTTTGGCGGTGGCTTTCATGCGGTAGGCGCAGACAAGCTAGGTCATTTAGTCATCGGCACTCTAAAGCGTATTGACTCTAGTAAGTATGAAATTATCAATCCATTCAAGCGTGTAAAGGATTTATCAGAGCATGAGGAACTACAACCAATTATGCTAATGCAAAAAACAATCTTTCAAGATAGAACTGCCTTTGGCGAGACAGCTAAGATACATTCAAACTATGTGCCAGTAGCTAATGAATATATGGCAGACCTTGATATTGCCTACTGTTCGGTGCGTGGTGTTGACTACTTTGATCTTGCTTGGATTCTTGTTCCATGCTCGACAAACTAAGCCCAATTGTGCATCAATATAACTGGAATTTGTATCGTGTGCCTTTGCGTAAGGTAGGAAATAAATACACGATGTATGTGGCTGATGGATTTACTCGGGAATTTGATGAACATACATTACCCGATGAAGTCAAAACCAAGATGGCTATGATACTGTCTAGATATAAACAGATGCTACAAGATCACGAAGTAACTGAATTAGCTTTGCTTGCTACTTGTCACGACGAAGATATGCAAGAGATAGGGTGGCGGTCAAGTGACAGTTGGTTCGTCGTAGTATTGTCGTCTCAGTTGTTAATGAAACTAAAAGGAGAAGCGTAATGGCACAAACCCCCGAAGGGAAAGTGAAGGACAAGGTCAAGAAGATACTCAAAGAGCAGAACATATATTATGTGATGCCAGCGACAGGCGGTTATGGTAGTAGCGGTGCGCCTGATTTCCTAGTGTGTCATAAAGGAAAGTTTTTTGGCATAGAGTGCAAGGCGGGAGATAACCAACCGACTGCGTTGCAAACTGACAACATGAACTGGCTTGAAGATAACGGCGGAACTGCTATTGTCGTAAATGAGAATACAGTTATGCCTTACATGGAGTTGTATTTTAAATAAAGGAGAAGTGAAATGAGATTATATCCACGCAAGTATCAGGTAGTAGAACCAGTAGTAAAAGAACCTGAGAAACCAAAGCTAACCGATAAAGGTTCTAAGTTTGTTTGGACTAAAGGCGCTGATGTTATGAAGACTTTTAGACGACATGGCTTTGTCCCACCATCAGAGTATCGCAACGACTACTTGTTCAAAAAGAATCGAGAACTAACCAATGAATGAGAATGATTTACGAGATTGTTTTGCTATGATGCTAACTGTTGGTTTTGCCATGAAAGGTGAAATAAACCCAAAAGCAATATGGGAAATAGCAGATATGATCGTTGAAGCAAAAAAACCGCCCGACATGGGCATAACCGCAGTCAAACCTAGAAGGAGAAGTAAAGATGGCAAAGCAAGCTGACAATGTAAACAGTCCAGCACACTACACTACTGGTGGAATTGAAACCATAGACTTTATCGAAGCGAAGAACTTAGGTTATAACTTAGGTAATGTCGTCAAATATGTTTCTAGGGCACACTACAAAGGTAGAAAGATTGAAGACTTAAAGAAAGCTGAGTGGTATCTAAAGCGTGAGATCACCGCATTGGAGAAAATATCATGAACAATGAACCAGTAGCGTGGAGAAAAGTAGTCGGTAATGTAACTAAACATTATCAATACAACGAAATGGGTGAAGGCACTCCGCTTTATCTGCATCCAGCAAAGACACTAACAGATGAGGAAATAGAGGAAGTGTTTAGAACTGTGGAGCAAGACTTTGCTTTAACAGAATCTAAAAAATCCGATGGTGGTTGGAGAAACTTTCCTGTTGAATTGGGCAGAGCAATACTAAGAAAGGCACAAGAGAAATGATTGGATTACTAACCGCTTTCTTTTTATACTACGGCGATGCTCATTGGATTTGGTGGGTGATTTGGGCAATTTTAGAGGTTGGTGAATTAGTAAAGTTCATAAGAAACTCATGAGATTTTTTATTGTTATAACCTTATTGTTACTTAGCGCGCTGGCACATGGTGTAGTCGTATGCGAGACTAAGGATGGTCGCACTTGCTGTTGGGATACCGAGAAAGACGGAGTATTCAGACCTCTTTCATGTATGTAATTTCGTAGGGAGTTAGGTTTATACTTGACTCCCTATTTTTGTAACTATACACCCTCTTATTTAATGAACATAATTACGCTGGACTTTGAAACTTATTACGCTCAAGACTATTCACTATCTAAGCTAACGACTGAGGAATACATCAGGGACAAACGATTTGAAGTAATCGGTGTTGGTGTTAAGGTTGGCGATGGTGTGGCTGAATGGTTTTCTGGCTCACACCTCGAGGTTCAAAAATACCTATCCACGCTCCCGTGGAAAGATAGCGCATTACTTTGCCACAACACGATGTTCGATGGTGCAATCCTTGCTTGGCGCTTTGGCATAAAACCAGCGCTATACCTAGATACTCTTTGCATGGGTCGGGCTACCAATGGTGTCGATGTAGGTGGGTCATTGGCTTACCTCGCCGAGCGTTATAACTTGGGTAAAAAGGGAACTGAAGTCCTTGACGCAAAAGGCAAGAATATAACTGGTTTCACAAATAGCGACCTTGCCCAATACGGCGAATACTGTAAAAACGATGTAGAGCTAACTTTTAAGCTCTTCCAAGTATTGTCGAGCGCGTTTCCACCTGATGAGCTTTCTTTGATTGACATGACCTTACGCATGTTTATTAACCCGATCTTAGAGGTTGATGATGCGTTGCTCAATGAAAGGCTGGAAGAATTAAAGCATGAGAAATTACAGTTATTAGGGACACTTAAAGTT